CGTCTCTTCCGGCACGCCGATCAAGACAGGTGCCGTAATCGTGGTGATAGTGACCCCGGACCCGTTGGCCGTGGCGTTCGCCGATATCGTGATTTGCGTGCTGGAATCCACCGAGACGATGGAGCTGTTGTTCTGGATCCCGGTCCCGCTGATCAGCATCCCCGGCACCATGCCAGCGGTCGTTGGAATCGCCGTAATGACGGGCGAGGAAATGGCTGTCGTTCCGATCGTAATAATGCTGACCGTTGGGTTATTGACCGCCGTCACGCCCAACACGGTGGTCACCTGCTGGGTAATCGTATTGGGCGATGAATTGATCGCGCCAATGGTGACGGATTGGAAAATGAGGGAGAGGGTCGTTCCGGTGCCGAACACCTGCGTTTCGAGCAGCTGCCAGGTATTGCCGCTTTGATCAATGAGCGTAAAAACGGACTGCGCGGTTTGATCGAGGCCGTATAGCGTCAGCGCGCGATCCGTCGTGACATGCACGGGCGCGAGCGTGTAGGTTCCTTGCTTGCGGGGAATGCCCAGGATCGCCAGGCGCTGGTCCAGTTGCACGCCATACGCCTGCATATACCCAAAGGAGTTATAGACCGCTTGGGCCAATTCCAAGAGATCCTCGACGCCCTGGCAGAAAATGTTAATCATCTGTCCGTCGGGAGAATTGGACTGGACGTTAATGCCGGCTCCGTAAATCGCCTGCAGCTGCTCGGTCAGGCTGGCAATGACCGTCGGCAAAGAATCAATCGTGAGGCCTGTCGGCCCTAAGCTGCTAACCATTGGTAACCCCCGCAATTTGCGACAGCTCAAGCTGGAATGACTGGCTATAGATCGTCGTGATGTTGACGGTCATCGAGATTCGGCGCGTGCGCGGGTCGAAGATCACCGTCAGGCTGTTGATGCCCATGACGCCATAGCACAAGAGAATGTTCGCGCGGATCGCGTCCTCTAGGTTTTGCTTCTGGCCCACGTCCAGAAGGTTCTGCCAATCGACGCCGTCCTTCAAAGCGAAAAAGCAGTTGTTCACCCACGACTGCAGCCAGGTCTTGATGTTCTCCTCGATCGCCGCCTCGTTGGTTTTGTAATTGCCAACCCCGGCGCCGAAGGTCCAGTCGCCGGATGGCGTGATGCCGCGGATGGTCATAGAGGCGGCCATCAGTAAAGGACCTGCTCAATCACGAGTTTGTACGCCTCGAGCGCGGCAATCGCGGCGGCCGTCAAGGGCAGGGTCGTCACCCCGTCCTGAACCGTTGTCGCTTTCAGCACATCGATGAGGCCCGTCAAAACGACGAGGAGCGTGGTGGTGGTGCTTTTGATCTGGATGAGGCCCGTGGCTTGGCTGATCGCCACCTTGCTCGACCCCATGATCATCCGTAGCTCGTCCGCCGAGTAGGCGGGCAGCGCGTCGGTTAAAGAGTTAAAGCCCACGAAGGCCATACCGTCAGAGAGGTCGTGGGCGCGACCCGGCTGCGCGCCGGCCTGGTCGAAAGGAACAGCCACGGCGCCGTTTTGAAACCACGCATCGATGTTCCGATCGGCGAAGACCACCAGGCAAGGATCGCCCGACGCGATGGGCGCCTGGAAAGCGCCGCCCCCTCCCTGGGGTGTGTAGACCGGGCAGTCCGCGAGGATCGGATACGTGACGATGGTGCCGTCCGGCAGCTGCGTGGCAAAGAGAAGCTGGATCGAGGCCGTTTTCTTCGTAGCGTCGAAGGACTGGATCCGGCCGGGGACATGGCAATAGAGGTTCTTGAAAACGTCGGATTTGAGCGCCTGCAGCGCTTCAATGAGCGTGGGCTCCACGATGGGTTTAAAGGCTTGGGTCATGACGCAGGTTGCAGAGCCTCCGTGCCCGACCAAAGGCTTAAGGTGCTGATGGCATCGCCGCAGATGGCCCCGGAGATCGTGCCGCGGTGGGTGATGCCCATGACGGCGTATTGCCCGCTGTAATAGGTCTCGGCGCTTTGCAGCTGTACGAGCTGGTTGATGACGATGCGGGGCTCAAACACCATGTCTACCTCGAGCAATGCGCCCAGCTTGCGCGGCGTACCCAGGAGCCCGGTATCGGAGCTGATTAGGGGCACGCCATCGGGCGGCGTGATATAGGTCCCCTGAGCCACGGCGTTGACCTTCTCGCCGTCAATGAAGGTCGTGTTGTTGCCGGTGAGGCGGCGAATGATGTCCCAGGCGTTGCCGAAGAGCGATAGCGGCCGCGAATTCTGGATGGCTGGCAGGGCGATAGTGCCCGCCGACACGTTGGGCATCCCACCGACCATCTGACGCACGGCGGCGTTCACGTCCCAGCCCGCGCCGAGGCTGACCGAGGCCTGCCCATTTAAAATCCCGAATCCCCCGTCGAATCCTTCAATCACGGTCGTCCAGTCCTGCTTGCGTTTGAAGGAATAGGCCGAGCGGATGTTGCCTTGAAAAATGGTGGCGAGCGGCGTGTTCTTTTGGCTGGTGTACCCGGCCTGCAGAATGATCTGCCGATAATTCAGCGTGTCGTAGCGGTCGTGGTAAATCTGCCGCCGGCGATCTGGGCCGAGGTTATAAATGGTGAAGCTTCCCGTGTTGGCCGAGGCAAAGGTGTTACGAATGACGTTGAATTCAATCGTCATCGGATAATCGATCTCGGCGGCGTTGAGGTCGTTATCGATTTGCACCTTCATGGCAAATGTGCGCCCGAATTTCATGCGGCCACCTTATACGGGCTGCGGTAGTTCTTGGCGTAGTACGCCCGAAACCGCTTGCGCCGGCACGACAGGCAATAGGACGTGTTGCTCGATCGCTTACGATCCCCCCTGTGGCAATCGGAGCAGCGCCAGCCTTTGCTCATGCCGCCACCGCCCCTGGCCCGAAGACATTGGTTTCAAAGAAGGCGACCTCGGAGGCGTCCAAGACAAAAAGCGACACGCGCCCGCTGGCGAAATCCTCAATGTAAAACGGGTCCGCGCCGTCGTTGGTATAACAGCCCAGCCCGAACGGGATCACGTTGCGGAAATCGCGCAGGACGTTGGGCCCCGCGCAGAGAATGAGGTTGTTGACCGTGATCGTTGGGTGCGAGACGTTCATCATCCACCGCTCTATCGTCGGTAAATAAATAATTTCAAACGTGATGACCGACCCGTCGTCCAATACAACCTTGGAGATCTGGGAGGCCTCATCAGAGAGATTGGTGATCTGTTGCATTATTGCCCTACCCATCCCAGCTGTTTCGAGAGCGTATAGGCCAGGCTCTGGTTGACCTTGGCGCCCGGCACGACGCCCTTGTTGGTCGCGGTCTGCGCCTGCTGCGCGAGGCGGCCCGCAAAGCTGCCGTTGTCGGCGACGGTTTCCACCTCGACGAAATTGATTTGCTTCAGCGTCACCGTAATGTCCGACCACGATTGCGTGTCCTCGGGCTGCACGAACGTGATTTTTTTGATGAGCATGTTGGTCATCATGCCGTAAGGGGTGTCGATCGTCATGGGCAATTTCTGCTTCATGGCCGTCGAGAGTTGCGAGTAAGCCTTGGCCTGTTTGCTCACCTGCGGCGGTGCGCCCGGGAACAGGCTGATAATATTCTGGGCCTTCGCCAGCGTCTGGTTGATCGTGTTTACGGTGTTCTGCACCTGCGTGACCGCCTTCTGCAGGGTCTGGGTGACGCCCGGCGTGTACCGCTGAATGTAGGCCGGCACCTGCGTCAATGCGCTCTGGGCGGCCGCCAGCGCGCCGACCACGCCCTGTGGCTTTGGCATCGTGAGCTCTGAGACAAACCCGCGCATAGTGACCTCAACCGGGCGCAGCGCGACGTGGTCTTGGATGGCCGTATTATTCTCGGCGTAGTGGTCGGTGATATCGGCCTCGAGCGAGACGTTGACGTCGCCCAAATAGCCGAAGAGAAACCCGCCGATGCCCGTGCTGGATTTCGTGCGGAGCACATATTTATTGACCAGCCCGTCGACGTATTTCTGGCCGTTCGGGATGGCGGTAAAGGCCTGCGTGGGTAGGACGGGGGTTAGAGCCATTTAGTTGTTTAGCTGCAGATGCGCATCCTCCACGGATTTCTTGATCATGCTGGCGACGTTCTGCCAGCCCGGCGCGTCAAGCGATCCCGAGTCGTTGTTCACATGCACATTCACCGTCGTCGCTAAATGGAAAATTTTGGAGGCCTCGGATTTGGCGACCGATATCCCAGCGGGGATGAGGTCACCCAAGATCCCCGCAATGTTGCCGGAGGCAAAGCCCGCGAGCTTATCCGCGGAGGTGACGATTTTGGAGAGGATCGATTCAAAGAGGATGAATTTTTGCAGCCATCCCGCATTCTCAAATTGCGAGGCGAGGTCGGCGAAGAATTTCTTGATTCCTTTCACGCCCTCCCCGGTGATCGATTTTCCGCCCGTAAAATAGACGGCGAGGTCATCGAGCACGAGGATAAGGGCGGCGACGGATGCCGTGATCGGAAAGAAGTAAGCGGCCACCAGCGCCGCCACCGCTCCGAGCGCGAGCAGGGCCGTCTTAAATTGTTTGGCCTTCTCGAAGGCCTCGGAGAAATCAGCGACCACGCCGAACATGGCGTAGCGGAAGGCCTGGCCGAATTGCACGATGGCGAGCTTGGCTTTCAGGAAATCCTGCTCCTGCCGCTCGTTGATGCCGTGGATGTGGTTACCGAATTCCGCGAATTGCCGGTCGGAGAGTTTCAGCACGTTCATCATGTTCGGCGACAGGCCCATCTGAGAAATCATGTTCGTCGCCGTGGCGGGGTTTAACCCCTGGATCCGCTTGCGCAGCTGCTCGAGCACGCCGAAAGCATTCTGCTGCGGGCTGATACCCAGCATTTGAAAGGGCGCGATGTTGCCGCGGCCCAAACGGATCTCGGCTAGGTTGCGCTCTAAGGTCGAGACAGAATTGCCCACGTCCTCGGCTGAGACGTTCGCCTGCTGGGCCACAATTTGCCAGCGCTGCAGTTGCTGCCAGGAGAGCCCGGTTTGGTTCGTGAAGGATTGGAAGGCCACGGCGGTGCTCAGAGCCTCCTGGGTCATCTTACTGAGCTCAAACGAGATCCCCGCCATGCCGGCGATGGCAGCCGCGGCGTCCACAGGCAGGTTGGCGATCTTTTCAGCCACGTCTTTGAGCGTGCCCAGACCGTGGCCTTTGATGCCTAGCGTGACGAAGAGTTCCCCGATATTCATTCCCGTCCCTTGTTCAGCTTGATATACGTCCGTTCATACACCCCAACAAACTGCTCGTATTGCATCGCCGCCACGACCCATCCGACAGGCATCTGCGTGACCTTTTCAGGGTCGCCGCTGCAATAGCCAGCCTTCGCCAGCTGCAGCGCGACTACAACACTTTCATCGGCGTTGTAGTGGACGGTTGGGTGGACGGATTCGTCTTTAACCGCTCTCTCAACAATGAAAAGGTCTTTCCGAAAAAAGGCCCGCAGTTCACCTCGATCACGTGCCAGAAGATCACGAAGTAATCCGCGCGCGCGACGTCCTTGAGTTTCGGGTCATCGAAGAGCGCCGGCGTGACCTTGGCGTTCTCATAGACGGCCCGCTCGGCGCATTTAAACAGCGCCGCATCCACCTCGGGCGACGTCCCCGCATTAATGAGCGCGTCCTTGAGCACAGTCACGTCCAGCGACAACACGTCGGCCGCCAGCGGCACGCCCTTCATGGTTTTCATCAGGGCCTTAAGCAACCCGATGGCGTCGGCATAGGACGCCTCCGACACGGACATCCTCGATCCCGACGGCAGCGTGAAATCCATTACTGGATCGTCTTCAGGACGTTCCCGAAGGTCACGTTATAGACGGAGACGCTGGATTCCACGTCGCCCTCGGCGCTGGTTTTCGCGCCGACCTGGTCTTTGAAAATACCCCCTGAGCATTGGTAGACCACGCTGTTGGTATTGCCCTGCCCGTCGCCCACGCGCTTGACGATGTTGGCGGTCATCAGGATGAAGGTCGAGATGTCCGAAATCAGCGTCTGCAGCACGCTGTTTAAATACTTGTCATCGTCGGAGCCGATCAAAAGCCGCAGGACCACGTCGCCCATGAGGCCAGTGTTGTCGAGCCCATAAATCACGTTTCCGTTCTTCGCCGCTTTGACCTTCGTGATCGGATTCGGAAACGTGACCATGAAGGAATCTGCGTCGGCGAGCGCCGTGATAATGCGCCCGTTGATGGTGATGACGTCCTGACCTGTTAAAGCGAATGCCGACATAAATGCCTCCCTTATTCCTGAACTTGAACGATGACTTGCGAGCTCTGGATGGCTCCCGCGAGTTTCACAGCGATTTGCACAACGGGTGCTTTGCGCGCGTTACGGTTGCCGGCGCTCTGCTGCGCGACGGGCAGCGAGTAAATGTAAAAGCCGCGGTCGGCAATACAGCGAATGAGGTCCTGCGAATTCCCGAAGGGCGCCGCGCCTGTCCAGGCACCGGGAGCCATGAACCCATTGTTGACGCCCTGGGCGAGCACGGTCATATAGGCCCCTTTGAGGCCCGTCATACCGACTTCTGTTTGCGGGATCTTGGTGCTGGTCTGCCCGAGGAAGTTATACCCGGAGGCCTGCAACGCGAATTTCAGCCAGAATTGCCCATAGATCTGGTCGAACCAGCCGTTCGCGCCGGAGGTGTAGAGGCCCGGATCGCCGCCGAAGGACGGGTAACAATCGACCCCGGCCGTCTGTAGCTCGGTCAAGAACGTCGGTGTCAGCGTTTGATCCGGATCGAAACCTGCGATCTGTTTGAGGTTCAGCGTCTGTGCGGTGAGCGATCCGTCCCAATTGGTCGAGAGCCCGCGCGAGGCATAGGCGGCCGCAAAGGCCGGCGTGTCGACTGCGACGGTGTTGTTGTAATAAATGCAGCGGGTGTTGGTCTGCAGCGCCTGCTGCACGTTGTAAAACAGGCCGCTTGATTGGAAGTCGGCGGGCGTGAGCGAGGCGACGATCAAGAGCTTGTCCAGCGTCTGCACGTAGGTGGCGAGGTTTGCAAACGCCGATCCAGACTCCAGCTGGTGCGCGTCGACGTCCAGCAGGATCCCGAAATAATAGACGGTGTTCAGCGTGCGCGCGATCGCCGCTTGGTAGCTCCCTGAG